CCGATAACAGTGCTGATCCCGTCTTCATACGACCAGCGCCACCACCCCCACAGCCCCGATACGAGACACTTCCAGCCGGAGTGCCGCCTCCTCCTGCCACACAGAGATAGTTACACTGGAGCGCCATTACAGTGTGTGCTCCAGAAGGATGGTTGCGGAGAGTGTGGTCGGAGAACCGACAGGCGCGGAAAGCGTCAGAGTGATCTCATCGTTATCTGCGAGAACAACGTTGCCTAGTGACGTCGTCGCAACGGTGGATGTCACCGTGATGACTGTGCCTACGTTCGTACCGTTCCGCTTGACCTGTACTCCAACGCTCGTCCCGGACGCCAGCTTCGTTCGAATGGAGGCCAGCCTTACCGCCTGAGAAGCGTTCACAGCCACGAACATCGAAGGCGTCGCCGTAATGCTCGTGAGATCGCCGATCATGCCCCACGTGTGACTTTCGAAGTGCGTAACGGAGGTCTTGACGGCCTTCCAACCCGCGGTTGTCGCCGCGCCGGTCTCTTTCGCGTAGATGGTAGTGCCTGCAGCGCCGTCCGTGCGGAGAAACAAAGACCCGACTGGTGCGGCCAAGACGCCTTCCGGCGTTCCCGCGCCAAAGCGGATCGTGACGCCGCCGCCGCCGAGATTGAGCGCACCCATCCGCATTTCGCTGAGCGCCGAGGCGTCTGCCGTGATCGCAACTAAGTTCGGCCCACTGCGTTGCAGCGCCGGAAACGCAGCCGTCGTCCCGCCGAATTGCAGCAGGGAGAAGTCAGTGCCGGCCGAATTACGCAACCTAAGCTGACCGTCTGCTGGGCTATCGAGATAAATTGCCCCAAGCTGAATGTTAGTGATCGCCCAAAGCTGGTCTGCGATCAGCTTCCCACCCTGCGTGTCGTCCGCCAACTTCAGAGTCAGGGTCGTTCCGCTCCGTTTGAACGCAGGGAACGCTACAGTCGTTCCGCCAAACTGCAACATGCTGAAATCGCTCGACGCATTATTCGTCAGCTGGATAACACCGTCCGCCGCTGAGGCGAGCTTGGTCCCCGTAGCGAAACTATAACCCGAACCCAGTATCCCCGCGGTGGATGCAATCGGGCCTACGCAGCTCAGCCCCCCATTGAACAGGCTGAACATTGCAGGACGTCCGTAACTCACCCCAGCATCGTTCTGAGAGTCGAATGCGAGATCTGTTCCGCTAACGAACATCTTCCACCGGCGAAGATTCGGATCTCCTGCAGGGTTGATGAGAACGAGACCATTGTTCAGAGACACGGACCCGTCAGCCGCAGCAGTAACCGCAGCACGCCATCCGGCGGAGGTCGCAGCACCGCTTTCCTTCACGTAGAGCGACGTACTCGCTGCACCATTATCTCGAAGAAACAGCGAACCAAGAGGAGCCGCCACCACGCTTTCAGGAGTGCCTGCTCCCTGACGAATATGCGCCGAGGTAGTTTCCTCCACAACGAAATATCTTGCTCCGAACGGCGCAAAAGTCGACACGTTCGCAGTAACGACCTCCAGGCCCACCGGAGTGCTTCCTGACATCTTACGTAGTGCGGGATAACTTCCTGTCGTTCCTCCAAACTGCAGCAGACCGAAATCGTTTCCAGCATTGTTGTTCAGGGTGATGTTTCCGTCGGCAAGAGACTGCATGTACGAGCGTCCCTGCCAAACGTAGACGGACGAGGCGCTGTTGATGAAACCGTTTCCTGTAATCGAAGCCGTCGCCCTGATCGTGCCCGCGACACCCGAAGCAGTCTGTCCGACGCCGAGAGAGTTCAGCATGAGATCAGGACTAACTCCCCCGCCTCCTGCGCCAGCCGCGGTCCATCCTATATTTGTCGTGCCGCCTGTCTCCTTGACGTAGAGAGTGGCTCCGGCAATGCCATCCGAGCGTAGGTAGAGAGATCCAACCGGATACCCGAGCCTGCCTTCCGGTGTTGTCGCCCCGGCAGTGATCGTAGCGTTGTTCCCCGCCAGGAACGTGATGTTGCCAGACGTGTAGATGTCATACGACATCAGCGGAGCGTTTGATGCACCGTCCGCAGTCATAATCTGGAGCATGTTCCCGCTCCGCTTCAACGCAGGAAAGGCGTTGGTCGTGCCACCGAGCAGCATCATCTGCCCGTCAAAGCGTGAATTTGCATCGCCCGCTGCCCAGAAGGCGTAGTTCTGCGGCCCCGCAGCCTGATCGGTCCAATACGCGGTGTTCTCGGCAGGTCCCGTGGAACTGGCAACCTCAACGCCACGCGCCCAGACGTTCCCGACGATCATCCCGCCACTGGAAAGACCCGTCGCCTTGTTAATGGGACCTGCACCAGGTCCCTTCCCGATATATCCGACGACCCCAATTGCGATGTCGATCGTACCCGAGCCCATGTTGGTCACGCGCCCGTTTAGCCCGTAGATCCAACCCGGAGACCCAGCCCCATGCACATACAGCGCACAATCAAATGCCTGAGCCCCCCAATCAGGATCATCCTCGTTCACGATCATCGTAGGCCAGACCACCACCCCATATTCCCAGACATTTGTGGTGTGCGTCCAGTTTGCGGGAGTATGGTAGTAGTCACCAATCTCCATGAGCTGGACGTTGGAATACGGGATCGTCCGATGCGTTCCGATGAGAACAGGGGCCGCGAGACTAGCGCTGCCGGCAAAGTCAACGGGACTGGAAACGTGTAGTCCGCCACCGTCAGCTGTCAACCGCGAGTAGTCCCCGAAGTGCAGTGCGTAGCCGTTGGTCAGCTTCATGCGCGTCGTGTTGTAGTCCCAACGCATCACGCCGCCGGCCGAGAACCCTTCGTTGTTCGCGGCAAGTCTGAAAGGTCCTAAGTCGTTGTCCGCTGAATACGTTCTTGCGGGATAGGCTGCAGTGCCGTCAGGCCCCTCACGATACGAAATCGTGTTGCCCCCGGCATTCCAGTCAAACCCCGGACCTTCGGCTGTCTCGGCGCCTGCCCATCGAAAGAAGCCATCCGTCCCAATCCAAAAGTACCAGTCGTTCTCGGCAGTATCCCGGAAAACGTGAGAAGTAGGAGACAGACCCGCACGCTCTCCGTGCCAGCCTGTCGAGCCGATTCGCGGACGTTTAACCTGCATGGCTGTCTCCTACTTCTCTCTTACTTCGGCTGCGCGGGTTCCGTTGGCTCCGGAAGAGTGTTGTCAGGCACGAGAATCAATCCCGTGCACGCCAACCACTTCACGACGAACTTCCTTCCAGGCACGATTGGCTTGGTCGATGCGTCGCCGTCGCCCGGAAGTGAGTTATCCGGACGCGTCGGATCAAACGGGAAGACGGGCAACGTGGCAATGCTTCCCGGCGGCGGAAGAACGTTCCCTGCGTGTGGCGGTCTGCCCTGACCATACCCTGGATCGACCGGAGGAAAGAATCCTGGCAGTCCCTGACTCGGATAGCCGCCGCCAGGCAAGGAATTATCGATGCCTGGCCCGCCGCCGTCCAAAAACGTGATAATCGCCAATCTTGACATGTCTACCTCTTCGTTGGTGCACTTAGCTGTGAAGGGCTTCGCCCTTGAAAGAAGAGGGACTGTCCAATCCCTCTCCCGTTTCCGATTAACCGCCGCTCGACCCATACACTCCGCGCCACTCGGTGAAACCCTTGGCGTAGCGTGAGTAGATCTTATACAGGGCGTCTCCCGTGAGGAAGTCGTCCGCTTCGCCCGTTTCCGGCTTGACGCGCCAGAAGAAATTCAGGTCGTGTTCATCCGACAGCACGAACCACGAATCCGTATCCGTGAGGTAGCGCGAGAGCAAGTAGTCCATCTTGCCATCGCTGCGCAACACGTTGATTTCGTTGTTCGCCGTGTACGGCTTGTACTCGCTCTCGAGGATTTCCTTCGCTGCCCATTCGAAGGAGGGATCGATGATCAAGAGCGAGGGATTCATCACGACGGGCCTGCCGCGCTCATCCACCAACGTCTTGAAGTGGTCGAGAGCCGCCTGATACGCTGTCGCGCTGAAATCCACGTCGACCGTGGGTTTGTTTGCCATCGTAGCGCCGCCGTCCAAGCGGGTGTGGGCAACGTGAAGAAGTGGAAGACCGTCAGATCCCGTAAACGCGTTGTTGAACCCGTTGTTCAGGATGCTCCAGGCGTCCACTTCTATTTTGTAGGAGGCTGCGCGGCCAAGCTCGCTGGCCATCTTGTCCATGATGTGGTAGAGATCGTCATCCCACATCTCGCGCGTGATTCGGAACCCGAGGCCGTAGGAAGCCGGCGTGTATCGAACGCCCGCGCCCATGATCGGCACATCGAACGAAATGGGATCGCCTTCCGGCTTCGGAACCATGCTGCCCAGACCGGCAACCTTGGTATCCTCTTCGTAGGCTTTCTTCATCTCGTGCGTATGCATCACGCCAACCCACTGATTGGGCTGACGGTTCAGCGTGTTGAACAAAACACGCCAGAGACCCTCTGCGAGTAGGGCGGAGAATCCGCCTGTAGAGACTCTTGCCATGTTATGCAACCGCCGTTATGCTGCAGTACGGAGCAGCGAAGGAGAAGACGACAGGCGTGGCAGTGTCGCCCCACGCAGGTGTTCGGGCATCCTGAGACTGTTCCCAGACTTCCCAAACCGTAACGCGTTTCGCTGTGGCGTCGGCCTTGTCGACATACCACTTTCCACTGGGCGCGTCTTTCGCGAGCCCGTAAGAGAGGCCGCGATCGGTCGCTGCCGATACGCCCTCGAGGGTGCCTAAGAAGAGCGTGACGGGATGCGCCAGGATGATGTCCTGTTTCGCCTTCCCGGCAGGCGTTTGATTCTGACCGTCTTTCGTTGCGAGGCCCGTGATCATCACCGGATCTGCGCCACACTCCTGAATATACCCTGCTGCGAATACCACCGGCGCGCCTTGCTTAAAGGTCTGCGACGCTGCTTCAGGCAGTTCTATCGAAGGGAGGCCAGGTCCGGCGAGATTACGAACAGCACGAAAGGCGATACGAGTCCAAGTATTCGCCACTGTTCAGTTCCTTTCAGCGGACGTTGTCGAATCCCGGCTGATCCGACGTGCCGAATACGTGGGACTCGCGAATTTGCGACTCCTTATACCCAGCCTGCCGAAGAGCCTTCTTCGCTGCTTCGTCCGCTTGTCGTACCATTGTGTCGACTGACACGTTTTGCCTTTCGGCGGCCTGGCGTCTGGGCTTTTCAACCCTTTCTTCGTACACTGCCTTCGGGATTCTCATCAGAACGAGATCCCCCCGCTTGCGGATTGTTCCTCCGGCGGGTGCTTCGACTTCCTGCCCCGTGGGCAAGAGGCTGGGCAATTCACTTTTCCCGGTCCTGTCGACTTCCCAGCCGACGTTGAGCTTCTGCAACATTGACCGATCTCGCTCGTTGCACCAACGATAGCGAAAATCGGGGTCAGGGTCGCGGACGACGAACTGGTCGTAAACGACTGGGTTATCGGTCATAGATACTCCGTGGTCTGCTTGACGGCGTTGCCCGTGCGGATGAAGGAAGACTGAGATTGTTGAGCTGTTCCTGCGTGTAGCCCTGTTCTTCAAGGCGTCCGAGGTATTCGTCGATCGTCATCGAGTAGCGTTCGGCCAGTGCAATCACCTTAGGTGTTGCCTTCAGCGTCGGCTTCGGCGTTGCAGCGGCTGCCGGTACGCCGGCACTTCGCGGAGTTGGCTTTGCAACCGGAGGAGGTACTGGCTTTGGAGCAGGCCGAGGCGCCGCAGGCGGCTTAGGATCTTCTGGAGTCGGCGGTGGAGCCGCGTTCTCAGGTGGAGTCTCGGGAACAATGGGATTTCCATCATCATCAACCTTAGGAGGCTTCTCGCCAGGAGGAGGAATCGTCCCGAAGATAACCTTCTGAACCTCAGGGTCTTCCATCCTGACGTTCTGATATATGAACTTGTGCACGCCCTGCTGCGCGCGCTGATCCGGCGACATCGTCTTCTTGACGCTGAGGATCTTATCCTTATACTTGTCGTAGTCCGGAACCGTGCGAGAGAAGTTGTCCTCGTCGATCTTCTCGAACTGCGCGAACGTGAACTGGTTCATCGGCGACGTACGTGCGTCCGCAGCAGCCTTCAACTTGTCGGCAGGCGTCGGAGCCGGAGGCTCATTGGTCTCTCCCGACTCTCTCCGTGAAGAAGCAGTCGCCTCTGCAAAGGCAAAGACTTCCTCTGCCTTCAACCCCGCAAAAGGCCCGCTCCTTACAATCCCGTGTTCATCAATATCCGGTAGTGGCATTGGGTTTCTCCCCCTCTTTCTTCTCCCCCGCTTTCACGGGACTCGTTAGCGCTGTAATCCAACCGTACACGAATTGTGCCTTGCCCTGGAGCCTCAACATATCATCCATACTACTGCACGTACGGAGTTGGCTGTGGAGGGACTGGAGCTCCTCCTGGAACACCTCCAGGACCTGCCGGTGGCATTGCTGCGGGATTTTGTCCGTTCGGTACGCCATTTGGTGGTGCCTGTGGTGGCTGCGCTCCAGGTTGCTGTCCCTGGGCTTGTGCCTGCTGTAAAACCATGAGGATGTTTGGAACGATCGTATCGACGTTTTCCACGCTGAAACGCTCCACGAACCGCTTGACGATATCGTGCGCGCTTGTCATGATCTGAATTGCCGCGCTCTTCTGCTCCTGCGGGAACTGAGGGTTGAAGATCATTGCCGCAGCGTTCATGAGGCGCGCATAGTACTCATTGAGCACGGCCATCAGCACTTGCATGTTCTGAAGCTCGACGTCCTTGTTGAGGGCCTCGCTGGCCATGTTGAGCTTCAGGCCGATCGACGTGCGCACGTCACCCTGAGGAAAGACAATCGTCCGGTCGTCGGTGATCTTCACGCCCTCCGGGCTCATCTGCTGGACCAGCTGAATCGTGAGGTAAAGCACCTCGACAAGCGCATCACGCATGTCATCGATGGAGACCCAGAATCTCTGGTTACCCTCGTTGATCAACGCAGTCGTACCCGTGGCAGTAGCCTGCGAACCAACAATGGCGCTCTCCATACCTAGATGATACGCGCTTACGCCTGTCGAGGTCTCTGCGAGTCGAATGATCTGCGGGAGCATGTTCTGGAGAGTACTGCTGGCTTCGGCGAGATGCAGTATTCGGACCTTATCCGGGTTCGGATCTACGATGGTCTTTCCAGGATGGACTCGTTCGCCGGCCCCGATATTCGACTCCGGAGATGCAATGGTTATGCCGCCGTTGGCGGCAGTGGCTGCGTCGATGATCTGGTTGTGTACGGTGCTCGCCTGAATCTGGAAGGGAAGTGCTTGCTCCGCTGCACCAAGGCCATGTACCTCGTGCGCTTGGACGAGATACGGAATCTTCCTGAGGAAGCGTGCCCGTCCGAAGAACGGATTATACACCTTCTTCACGAACTTCCGTGCCTCGACGTTGTACGTCAGGATGACCTCGCACCACTTCGAAGTTTCCTTCGCCTCTGTCCCGACTCCTTCGGAGTAAGAGAGAGGAATTTCGAGGTATCCCCACATTTCGTAGAGAGTGATTGGCCAGTCGGGATTCTGCACCTCACCCTCTTTATGCTGAGTCTCTGCACTCGTTTTGTATCGAATGTCGTCTCGAGGACGAGCATGCTCGACGATCTCATCAACGTTCTCGTAGCCGAGTTCTTCCGCGTCCCGGATAAGTGCGCCCTTCGTAAAGCGTAGGCGCTCAGCCACCCAAGGAAGCTCATCCCACTCGTCAAACCCGTGAGGATCGATGATATCCGCCGGAGCAGGTGTGTGCCAAATAGGCCCCTCATAGTCAACGACTTCCTGCTCGACCATCTGCCCAGTCTGATCGTACTGGTGCATCACGCGCTTCTTCTCCACCCACATCGGCTTGACGACAGCTTCGCCGTAGAGAGCGAGATCGTAGAAGATTCCGCGGAGCCTGTCTCGCGAGCCCGACACGCTGAAGAAGTGTTCACACCAGTCGCGGATGTCCTTCTCCTTCGGCTCCCATTCCGGCGACTTGACCTCGACTTCGAACTGCTGCTTGACCCCGAAGACGGACTTCATGAGGCGAGCGACGATTGCGTCGACGACGATCTGAACGAGAGGAACTACAACGTTCGATGCACCGGGCCACGGAAAGTCCTTCGTCGTGTGCTCAGGCACACGCTTATACGACTTCAGCAGGAGCGCCAGATGGTCTTCGCGGTGCTTATGCACCGTCAGAGCATCCGTCAGCGCGGCATGCACCTGCGCCTCAAGCCGCTTCTCCTGCTCTTCCGTCAGCTCAATCTTTGGGGCGACGATCTGTGCCATGGTCTGCAAACCTTGATGTCGCGTTACTCTTCCGATGCCAAGGAGCGTCCTTATCCCAGTCCGGCGGCGTGTTCGTACCCTTGTTAATGATTCCGCCGACGCTCATCGGCCGTGCATTCGTTCCGGGCTTCGCAACGACCGTCTTCTTCTTCGGAGCAGCCTTCTTCGCCTTTGCCTTCTTTGCAGGCTTCTCCTCTTCGAGGTTGTCGTCTTCCTCGTCCGTCTCTTCCTTCTTGCCCCGTGATAAGCGTTTTGCCATTTCGGCTCCTTTGCGTCGGCACACACCGCGGCAGTATAGCTTTGGTGGGCTGTGCCCACGAAAAAGAGGAGACTGCGAGGGGGTGCCTCCACAGTCTCCGTAGGGAAACGAGCGCTACTGACGAGAGAGACGCTTTCGTGCTGCGAAGAGCAGTCCAGTTCCCAACAGCACCATCGAAGCGGGCTCAGGAACAGGAGCAGGCGGCGGATCTTCATCAAACGGAGTCGGTGTCGGCCCCGCGGTAATCAGGAACAGACGCTCGGCACCATCGTTGAAGGTGCCCATGCCGAATGTAAAGATGATTTGACGTGTCCCGGCAGGCGCACTGAACGGCGAGTAGGCTTGGCCCAAGCAGACCGAGTTCACACCACTTCCCACGATAGGCCCAGCACATCCCG